AAGGGCCAGAAAATACTAAGGTTGATGTTGCATTAGACATACCACCATAAAACATGTGGTTTGCAAAAGATTTTACAAACTTAGGATTAGTAGGTGCAGTACCTCCACCAGTTGCATTTATTATATCTTCAGAATAACTAGTGTTTAGTGTAAAAGCCGCCGCCTCTCCCGTAGCAATAATTATTTTATCAGTACCATCAAAGTTATACTTATCAAAATCATAAGTATTTGTTGTACCTTTACTTGTAGCACGAGAAGTCCAACTTCCAGAAGTAGAACCTGTGTATACAGTGCCACCTCTAGCCGCTATAACTAAATCATTAAATATTGCACAGAGTTGTATTCTTTCAGTTGATGAAGAAACTTGTGGTACAATACTAGAATTAAATTTTGTAGTTCCGTTTAGTCTTCTATATCCACCTTCAATACTTGGTTCAAAGTTCTGTAATTGTAAAGCTTCTCCCGGATGCATTGCAAAAACATCTTTGTTTAATACTAGACCACCGGCACAACTTACTACCATTGGTTTTTGTAAACCGGTATAAGGCATTAGTATCCGCCCATTCTACCACCATTATTTACTCTATGGTCTGTCATATAAGAAAAATTATTTATGTATTCAATTCTAAGTGCTTTTAAACCTTCTTTATATTCTCTATCAGCTAACTGTGCTGATTGTAAATCTGAACGAAGTATATGAGCATAATACTTTGCTCTATTAATTATTATATCTTTGAATCTATCATCTAAATCCATCGTATCGCTGTGTGCAGATAAATCAGTATGCACTTTCCAATATTCGTACTGTATAGAATAATTACTTGCATCTGGTACAGGAGATAAACCAAACTTTTTATCCTGTGTTGGATATACTATGCTTGGAGTTCCATAAGAATCTGCGTCATTAGTTAAATCTGTTTCTAAAAATCTTCTGTTCCAATCATCGTAAGTTATATACTTTAATCTTCGTACTGGTATATCTTCAGATACTCTTACATAATCTACATCTAAATTAGTTGTAGTAACAGTGTTATTTAATGTTACAAAAGTTGTTTGTGATGTTGCAGTAAATGTTGTATCTAGTACAGCACCTGCTCCAAAATCTTCTACAGTTAAAGTTGTATTTAAATTTTGTGTTCCTTCAGCCGCAGTTCCTACTTGTATTTTAAGTGCCGCACCAACGCTATTGGAATCAAATACTCTAACATGTAATTTGTAACTTTTATTAACTACAGTTGAAATAGATTGATGTGCCGCAAAATCATTTAATCGTAATCTACCATTACCGCCACTATTATAAGCTACACTACCACTGCCTGCTATTGTAGTCCAACTGCTAATATTAGAAGTAAACTCACCATTTGTTATTAATTCTTTTGGTACAAGTCTAAATGTCTGCCAATCCATTTTTCTAAATGGCTTGTCTCCAGATTGAGGAGAATCAGTTGTTGGTAGAGCATATGTTCTTTGACCTGCATTAGTATCTTGAAATGTAGAAATATATAAATCTGGAACTTCAGAAAGACTATTATAAACTTCGTGAGTAGCTTTTAAAACAAACTTTTTTATTGATGTCTGAATACCTCTGCTACTAGAAAAACTAGAAGAAGTTAATTCAGATTCGTTAAGTTCATTTAATACATTGTTTACTAATGTTAAATAAGTTGTAGCCATGTCTCCCTTTGTTTATTGTATCGCCAATTGATGTTCTGTCAAGTTTTTTTACGCTTTTTGCCTTTATGTTTATTTGCAAAATTACGAGCGGATTCTACTGAGCGAAAACCCCATGCTCTAAGTGCTAGTGCCTTTCTAGTTGGGCGACCTTTCTCATCTTTCATCGGGCCTTTCATTCCTGCAAATCTTGCGGCAAAAGAAATTCTTCGTGGATTAACGCCCCGTTTAACCGGAGGCTTTAAATTAGAACCTTCTTTTCTTTTAAAATAAGCACGACCCTTTGCGGTTAAACCACCTTTAGGGTTCTTGTGTTCTTTCCTCATTTTTTAGCTGTTTGTTTAGCTCTTCTAAAATTAGCCGCACTAGGAGCACCCTTTGCACCTTTCTTACGCATTTTTTCTCCACGCTTTCTTTTTGCATGAATATTTGCATATAATCCTTTTCTAGCCATTATGAATATCTCCTATAAGCCGCAGTTTTTTTAGCTATTTTTTTAGGTTGTTTTGAAACCTGTTTACCTTTTTTCTTTGCTTTACGTTTAGCTCTTGTGGTAGCGGCGTATTCTTTTGCAGATAGTGCTTTTATAGCTTTTTCTGGTAAATATCTTTCTCCAGTTTCACTAGATTTTTTACCAGACTTGGTTCTCCATTTTTGTTTACCCCAAGCTTTTAGGCTTCTTTGACTTTTTGCGAGTGCCATTTAAAAATATAAATTAATTACCAACTAATTTTTTGGCTTTTGTATGTGCCTGACCAAAAGTTTTTCCCGCAAGCATTTCTTTACGCATCATATTCATGTGCTTTTTACTATGATGTTTAGAGTGTCTTTTCATTGTTTCTTCTTGCCTTTTAGTTAGTGCTTTCTTTTTTACAGTTTTTTTCTTTTTCATTACCTATATCCTCCACCTGCTTTTTTATAAGCCTTTGCCATCGCTTGTGCTTTTCTGGCACTCCACTTGCCCGCCGCAGTTCCATGTGATGCTTGTGCTTTTATGCGATTAAATATTCTTTTACGCATACTAGGTTTAGTATAGTTTCCTGCTTTATTTACAGTAGACTTACTTTTTTTTGTTTTTGCCGCCATACATCATTTTCTTTTTAGGTTTTGTCATCATACCGCCGCCATACATAGTTTTCTTTTTCTTCATAGTGCCACCCATCATTTTTTTCTTTTTCTTCATAGCACCACCATACATAGCTTTAGTTCCAGTTTTTTTCATGTCCATAGAAGCTTTTTTCATTGATTCTTTTTTGTCACCATCTTTGTCTAAGTCAATGTAATCTGGTTTCATCTTACCACCTACATTCATTTTCTTTTTCTTTTTCTTTTTCATCATGCTTCCGCCATACATTTTCTTTTTAGGTTTCATTCCATATTTCATTTTTTTCTCCTACTTTTTTTACGACTTTTTTCTATCTTCTGCATAGTGCCATATACATATGCATCAGTTCTTTTTTTACCCAGTTTAAGTTTCTTAGCTTGTTTCTTTAGTTTTTTCTTTAGTTCTTTAGGCACTGCAATTATCACAATTGTCTGGGCACACACAATCAGACATTCTTAATGCACCACAATCTGTACAAGGCATACATGTACACTCTATATCTTTTCCACAATCACAAGGTCTAATCAAGTTTTTTCTCCAATAATTTTATAATTTCATCTAATTTATTTTCTAAATTAGTTACTCTTTTTTCTAAATCTTTATCACTGTTATCAAAAATTTCACTTTTTTGGCTAGCAGTCATATCCCATTCAGTCATATAATTCCTTTTAAAAAGGGGGCACAAGGCCCCCCAATTTAATTTATTTTATGAGCTGTTAGAAGCAGTTTCATCTGAACCACTTACATCACACATAATTGCCCATACTCTGAGCTTACTTGCGTTATCTGTTGCACCTAACACTTTGACATCAATTGTGTCAGCAGAACCATAAACATGTCCTACGTTTGAAGCGTTAGCAACTTGAGCACCATGACCAGTAGATGTAGAGTCTAATCCGTCTACAAATCTATCTACGTCACCACCATCTCCTAAATCTAGTGTAACACCAGATGCAGAAGCAGTTAGCACTTCGATTCCTGCGTTGATAACAAAAGTTTCAGCAGGTACATTTAATATCTGTACTATGTCATTAGCCACCGGGTCAAACAGTGATAAATCAACTGTATTTTCTACCCAGTATGGTTTTCTTCTAGTAGAAGGATGTCCACTAGTTCCACCAGTAACTTTACTATGAGTCGCCATTTGTATATCCTCCTATATTATGTTAAAGTAACTACAGTTCTTACGAGAGCTTCTGGTCTTAAGACCTTGCTACCATAAACATGTAATCCTCTAACGATGTCAGAAAACGAGTCTGGGTCTCTTACAACTTCTGTTTTCGCAATGTGCGAAGCAGTTGAAGTAGAAGACATGTGACCTGCCATTATGTAATACTCGTTCGATGAACCAGTAGCTGTAATAATGTCAGTTCCAGAAATGTTTAATGCAGTTGTTTTGTACAGGCTCATTCCTGCTACAGATTTGTTTGTTACCAATCCGTTACGCAACGCTGAAACACCATCGCCCATTACAGACGCATCCATAACTTTTGATGCCGCCGCAGACAGTTGTTCGTAAAAAATTGGAGGTGCCGCAAACCATCTATTTTCTTCTGGTACAGATTGGTCATCTAAAATTCTAGATGCTTCTGCAATAACGCCATAAGCTAAATCGCCTGTGTTAGCTGTTACTGCTGAACCTGTGTTAATACCAGAAGTAGTAGACATTGCTTCTAAAACATCTCTATCATATTTTCTTTTTAGAGCATAAGCACCAGAAGAGGTAGCTAATGATTCAAAGTTAATATGAGATTGTCTTTCTTCAATATCATCTACTTTAAAAGCAAAATAATTTGCAGTGTCAACTACAAGAGTAGTTTGGTCATCTGCAATATTTTGTAGATTGGTTTGAGAACCTTTTGTGTAAGATTGAACGGTAATCGCCGGTTCTTTTATAATTCTTACAGTATCGCCGTAGTTTTCAATTTCTCCTGTGTAATCAGTGTTAGTGATACCCTCAACAACAGAGCTTCTTCGGAAAAACTTGAGAACTTTTTGCGAATAAATGCTAGGTAGCCAATTACCGTTAGGTAAATTGTCATAACCCGCAGATGCTGATATAGCCATTTTAGTTCTCCTTATAGGTTAAGTTTAAGCACGAGTATCAATTCTACCTTCTTTAAAAGCTAAATCAATCTCCTTCTCGTACTTTTCATACAACGAAGCGTTCATTTTTTGAATCTCCGATGCCTTCCAAACTTTTTTGTTAGTATTGCCATCAACATTTACAGACTTGGCCTTTGTCTTTGTCACGCTAGTAGCCGCACTTACATTTGATTTGGGTTTGCTGTTGCTTAAACCTTTGTCCGCTTTGTACAAATCAATAACACGAATTGCCCATTTAGAATCTTTATTGTTTTTAGTTACACCGTCTGAGATTGATGGAGGTTGCCCTTCTAACCAATCTAAAAAGTCTGGTGTATCTTTTATATCAATAAAATCTGAATGAGAATTTAACAACTCTCTATACGCACTTTGCACAACTAAATCATCTTCTCTTTTACGAAGTGTTTCTACTTCTTTTTGTAGAGATTCAACTTGTCGTGTAGCTTGTTTTTGAGATATTGTCTCTACCACATCATACACATCCGGATATTTTTCTTTAAACTTTTTGAGTTCATCATCAGTTTTTGGCGGAGTATAATTTGCCATAGCTTGATTTTTTTCAGCAAGTTTAAGTTTTGCTTCTATCTCTTCTAACTTCTGCGTATTTTCATTTTGCTTTCTGTCATAATGAGACTTTAGGTCATCATATCTTTTTTTGTAATCATGGTTAGGTTGAGTTTCATTTTTTGAAATAAAACCTGTTTCTTGAGGAGTGGCCTCTTGGGTGTCCTCTACAGCCTGCCTTGGGTCTTCAACTTCTTTATCTAAATCCTTACGATAAGAATTTTGATACATCGTTGGTTGAACCTCGTCAACCTCGTTTTCTTTACTTTGTACTTCTGCTTCTTTAGCTTTTGCTTGAGCCATCTTTCCTCCTTCGGGGTCACAATATGTGAGTAGCCGATTTGGTTGTTAAGTGTATTGGGGTCATATCTAATATATGAGTAGCCGTACACTAATCCCGATTACTAGTCGGGAAACTGTTTAAAAATCTTTTGAAAATCCTAAGTAACCTTGAGTGCCAGATGGATTTGTTCCTACTTTTAATTTACCACCCATCATGTCAAACTCACCGGATAAAATTTTATCACTAGCAATCTTTGATAAAGTATCTGCTACTGCTAAAAATCCAGTTGTTACTTTTTGTTGTTTGCTAGACATATTCTGTACTAGCTCTTCTTTTAATTCTTTTGCTATTAAATCTCTTGCAACTTCTTGTGGTTTTACCCTGTCACCAGAGTTTAATTTTTGAGAGTTTGTTTTTTCTACTTTTGATTCATTAATAGCGTTTAATATTTGTTCATCAGTAAACATTTGCTTACTACCCTCTTGATTAATCATTACTTTCATTAAGTTTAATAATGTATTATCATCTTGTGTATTTATTTTATTGTCACCAAATTGTTTTTCAATAGCCTTTGTATAT